GGAGAAAAATACGTTTGCAGGGTCAGAAGTTTTCAAACTTCCCCCAAGAGGGCAAAGAAACCCCCGCACTAGTTTGAGCTGGCCGGGGGCACGGATGAGTGGCCCGACCCGCGCGGCGTGTCTCTGGATCACGTCAGCCCCGTTTCTCTCGGTGGAGAGCATTCCCCATCGAACACTCAGTGCGCGCACCTGTTCTGCAATCTTTCGAAAGGGGCTAAGGCATTCGCCTGAGGCCCATACCCGAGTAGGCGCAATGCCAACTCGTCGCGTCGCGCAATGCGGCTAAGGAGGGATTATGAACGCTCGTATGCGAATCGTCGCGCTCCCACTCGATGAGTATGGGATCGTGATTGACCGGATGAAGGACGGTGGCATTCGCCCGCCCGTGATCCCAACTCTGGATGCGCAGGGCTCGCTCACTGGTCGGCACAAGCCTGCAAATATGGAGAAGGCACTGGGCGCTCGTTTCGTCTTTTGGCTTGAGGGCGAGATTGACATCGAGTCATCCGATGGTTAGCGGTGGACATTCACGATCTGGCCCCGCGCCAGATCCAAAGTCGGGTGCGTCTGACCGTAAGGGCTTGAGTTTCAAGAAGCTTCCGGCGGACGGTTACGACGGGGATGTGCCCGAGTTCCCGCGCCCAATCCTTCACGGTGCCGAAATGACCTACTGGACCGCCGCGTGGCGTAACCCGCAGGCCGCTCTATGGGCGACGCCGCAGTGGTCATTCGTTATCCCAGCCGTCGCGCTCTATTGCTCGTTGATGGCGTGGACTGAGACGCCTGAATATCCAATCGGCATCGTGGGTCAGATCCGTGGCTTGGCGGCTGAGATTCTGCTCACGCCGGATTCGCTCAATCGCGCCGGTTACACTATCCCCGCTGACGAGGTGGCCGAGAGGCGCGCGGATTCATCAACGTCACGCAAGGGTGGCGGCGCGAACTTCCGCGACCGTCTCAAGGCCGTTGGCGATGAGCGATGATCTTCACACGCTCGGCATTTTGTTTGCCGCGTGGGTAGCTCAGCATTGCACCGTAGCCGCTGGCGTTTATCGCGGCGATGATTTTGTTCTCGACGGATGGCAACTCACTACCGCTGTTGAGCACTATCGTGTCCATCCGAGGGCGCGGGTTGATCCTCGCGCACTGCTGGCCCCGTTTGTTTTTCGTCGTTCGGTGGTGGTGGGTCCGCAGAAGTCGGGCAAGTCTCCCGAGGCCGCAGCGATCACACTGTTTGAGGCCGTGGGTCCATCGTTGTTCGATGGGTTTGCTCGTGGCGGCGAGTTGTACCGATGCACCGATCACGGGTGTGGGTGCGGCTGGGAATATGAATACCTTCCCGGTGAGGCAATGGGCCGCCCTCGTGAACAATCGCTTATTGGCCTTATGGCTACGGCGCAGGACCAGGTGGACAACATCTACGGGCGAGCGCTACAGCCGATGGTGTTGAGTGGCCCGCTGGCAGAAATAATCAAGGTGCGCGAGGGCTTCATGCGGCTTCCTAATGATGGCCGCATTGACGTGATGACTTCGGCGGCCAGGTCGAAGCTCGGTATGCCGTTGACGTTCGCAGTGGGTGACGAGTCGGGCCTATATGTTGGCAAGTCGCTTGAGGCGTGGTCTACGGTGCGCCGGTCACTGGCAGGCACGCAGGGCCGCTCGATTGAGCTCACTAACCCGTGGGATCCGATGGAGAACAGCGCCGCACAGCGTGCGTTCGAGTCTCGCCGGAAGGACATTTTCCGCTATTACCGCAAGCCTCCGGCCGATCTGTCCTATGCGAATAAGGCTGAGCGTCACAAGATCCACGCCTACGTCTATGCAGAGTCGCCGTGGGTAAACGTGCGGGACATCGACGCGGAGGCCGCTGAGATCGTTGAAACGGACCCGGTGCAGGCTGAACGTTTCTTTGGCAATCGTCTCGTGCAGGGTCTTGGGTCTTTCATGCCCGAGGCGCTGTGGGACGAGTCGGAGAAGGCGCTTGAGGTCAAGCCGCGCACGACCGTCTGCCTAGGTTTTGACGGTTCGCAGACTTCGGACTGGACGGCACTTCGCGCCGAAACGCTTGATGGTCACAGATTCACGCCGACGTATGGCCCAGACAAGCGCCCCACCCATTGGGATCCGTCGCTGTGGCCCGGCGGCCGCATTCCGCTGACGGAGATTCACGCAGCGGTCGCGCAGGTGTTCACCGACTACGACGTGAAGCGTATGTACGCCGATCCCCATTTGTTCGAGTCTCAAATTGATGAGTGGGCCGAGGAGTTCGGCGAGGCGCGTGTCGTCAAGTGGTTCACGAACAAGGCTACGCGCATGTTCCCGGCCCTGACTCGTTACGTAGAGGATTCGGCCAATGGGCTGACCACTCACGACTCTGATCCAATGGCCCGAGCGCACGCCATGAACGCCCGGCGTGTTGCGAAAACACTATCTGGTTTTGCTGACGCCTACTTGCTTGGCAAGCCGTCCGAGCACCAAAAGATAGACATTCTCATGGCCGACGTGCTCGCGCACGAAGCCGCCGCCGACGTTCGCGGCATCGGCAAGTCCGCCGACAACGTGATGTACGTGTACTGACAAGGGAGGTCTCATGGCAATCACCGCCGAGCAGGCCGCCGCCAGGGTTGACGAGCTGTATGCACGCCTGAACGACCGGCGCGCGGCCGTTGAGAAGGCCGAGGCGTACTTCGCGGGCGACCATCCCCTGACCTTTGCTACTCCCGAGTGGGAGAAGTTGCACAAGAACCGTTATAGGGGCTTCGCTGACAACTGGTGTGGCGTGGTGGGTTCGGCTCCAGCCGAGCGTACCCGAATCGACGGCTTCCGACTCGGTGGCGACACGGAGCCGATGTCCGAAGACGAGAAGATCCTGTGGCGTGACTGGGAGTTCAACGAGGGTCCAGCGCAGTCGTCCCAGGGCTTCCAGACCGCGACCGTCTCCAAGCGATCCTTCGCCCTCGTGTGGGGCGACAGTGACGACAACCCCATACTGTCGTGGGAGCACCCATCACAGGTAATCGTTGATTACGACCCCGAGAACCGTCGCATTCGGCGCTACGCACTCAAGGCGTGGGTGGACGGCGAGACCGAGTACGCCACGCTCTATACGGCGACCGAGCTGTGGAAGTTCGAGCGCGAAGCGTGGACCGCCGAAAGATCCAAGGAGCGCACCAACGGCGGGCTGATCCTCCCGGCGTCCCTGCACGGATCGTCGGGATGGGTTCCGCGCGATGTTGACGGCGAGCTCTGGCCGTTGCGTAACCCTCTAGGGCGAGTGCCGATTGTCGAGTACGCCAACCGCCCGTCACTGTCGGGCGGGCCGGTGTCTGACATCGAGGGCACGATGGCAATGCAGGACGCCGTGAACTTGCTATGGGCTTACCTGTTTGTGGCCGCCGACTACGCATCGATGCCCGGCCGTATCATCAGCGGCGCCGAGCCGCCCAAGGTGCCCGTTCTTGACGCCTCGGGAAGCCCGACTGGAAATTACAAGCCTGTCGAAATGGACGCGCTCATCAAGAACCGGGTGCTATGGCTCACCGGCGAGGCGAAGCCTCACGAATGGACCGCCGCGAAATTGGACGTGTTCACCGACACCATCAACGTGGCGATCAGGCACATAGCGGCGCAGACCCGCACGCCGATCTATCTCATTCACGGTGAACTGGGCAATGTCAACGGCGAGACACTGACGGGCTTGGACGCGCCACTGGTCTCCAAGGTCACTGACGCTCAGACGTTCTACACGGCGTCGGTGCGAGAAACGAATGCACTCATGGCGTCGGTGCGCGGGAATGAAAAGACCGCCGCAGCCGCGCGCCTGGGGACAGTCAAGTGGCATAACCCCGCGCTCGCTTCCGAGGCGCAGATAGCCGACGCCGCACTCAAGGCGCGCCAGGTTGGAATGCCCATGCAGGTGGTTCTCGAAACGATCTACGGTTTTGGGCCCGAGGAAGTTGACCGCATTATGACGATGGTCAATGGGGAGCAACAAGACCCGACACTTGAGCGTGTGGCGCGGAGTCTCGGCGGCCAGTAATGGTCGAGATTCCCAAGGCCGCTCAGGACCAGTACGCGCACATTCAGGGCGTGCAGATCGTGGCGCTCAAGGCGGCGCGGCGCTCGTGGGCAGGCGTTGACCAGGCCCGCATCTCCGAGACGTGGATTCCCAAGGTTCGCCGTGACCTCATGCCAGTTATTACTGCCGCACAGGTCAATGCCGCGACTGCCGGATCTGACTATTCGGCAATGACGCTGGCTCAACAGGGCACCTACTCAGCGCCGACCGCATACGTGGACCCGCGCGTGTTTGGCGGGTACGCAGCGGATGGGCGGCCACTAGAGACGTTGCTAGACGCCCCGGCCTACCGAGCGAAGCAACTTATCGGCTCCGGTGTGGCGGCTCCCGAGGCTATGAGTCGGGCGCGCGACTACCTTGACGTGCTGATTGCGTCAACGGTTACGGATGCTGCGCGACAGTCCGCAAGCGTGGACATTGCGGCACGTCCTGGCGTGGGTTACACGCGAATGCTCAACCCGCCGTCGTGCTCGCGTTGCACTATCCTTGCGGGCCGTTTCTATCGGTGGAATCGGGGATTTCGTCGCCACCCTTCATGCGATTGCGTTCACGTGGCAACCAAAGCGGGAAGTACCCAGGGCGCACTCAGCGAGGGTCTAATTCAAGACCCCTACGAATACTTCAACTCACTGTCTGAGGCCCAACAGACCAAGTTGTTCGGCAAGTACAACGCCACCGCGATCCGTGACGGTGCCGACATTTCGCAGGTGGTCAACGCGGCCAGTCGTAGCAAGCGAATCGGCATGTTCACCACCGAGGCCACCACGAAGCGCGGTTACGCGGGTTCGATTCTCAAGCCGAACCAGCGCCGCATGACTCCAGACACGATCTACCGGCTCAACCCGACCAAAGAGGACGCGCTGGCCGACCTACGTGCTCAGGGCTACTTACTGCCACAGGGTCAGGTGCCCACGGGCGCGATTCGTGGGCAGGCGGAGGGCTTCGGGGCGCTAGGTGCTGGCGGTCAACGCCGGGCCGCATCTCAGGCCGTCCTAGACGCTCGTGCGACCGGCGTGCGCGATCCGAACGTCCGCTACACGATGACCGAGGCTGAGCGCCGGGTGTACGACGCGAAGACGCGCTACGAGACCGCACTGACTGGCCGCGATCCGTTCACAAGCCCCGGATTCGGGAACACCCCGGACCCCTACGGCATCGGCACTAACACTTCCGGCGCAGGGTTCCGACCCGCGACACCGGAGATTCTCGCTCAGACCGAGAAGGAATATCGCCGCCAACTGATACGGCAAGGCGAGATTTTCACCGACTAAACATCGCTCGCCTGTTGCGCGATCACGGATGGCTCGGCGTCACCTCTAGACCACGCCACTCGCAAGGAGTGGCCGATATGCCCGCGCAACGCGGGCCAGGGAGATAAATCATGGCCGACAATACCCCCACGCCCTCCGACATGCCCGCCAAAAAGGACGCCGAGGCGCCCGCAGACACGACCGATGCCACAGAGTCGCAGACGCCCGAAATGGACGCCGCAGAGGGCGATTCTGGCGACTCGAAAGACCTCCGCGACGCGGGCAAGCGAGCCCTCGATGCCATGAAGGAAAAGGAGAAGTCCGCACGCAAGCGCGCCGCCGTCGCCGAGGAGGAGCGCGACCGCCTCAAGGCCGCCGCCGAGGGGCGTGAGGCTGAATGGGAAGCTGAGCGTAAGGCCGACGCCGAGCGCGAGACCAAGTTTAGGGACAAGTACCTGCGCGCCGAGATCAAGACGGCCGCGAAGGGGACACTGTTCGACATCGAGGACGCCTTTAGGTACCTCGACCTGTCCGAGTTCGCCGTTGGAGACGACGGTGACGTGGACACGGAAGCCGTCCAGGCCGCAATTGCGAGTCTGGTCGAGAGCAAGCCGTACCTGGCCGTGCAAGACGGCACAGGGTTCACAGGCTCCGCAGATGCAGGCCCGCGCAACGCGGACAAGCCGACGCAACTGACCGAAGCCGACCTATCCCGCATGGTTGCCGCAGGCAACGACGACGGGATCGCAAAAGCCAAAGCCGAAGGGCGCCTGAACGGCGTGCTCGGCATCAAAGCCACATAAGGAGAGCCAATCATGGCGCTTACCAATTCACAGGTTACGGTATTCGCTGCCGAACTCCAGTCTTCACTCAAGAAGGCACTGGTGTTCGCCGGTCCGACCGCCGTCAACCGCAACTACGAGGGGCAGATCCGCGACGTTGGCGACAGCGTGCGCATTCGTTCCATCTCGCGCCCGACCATCGGGACGTACACCAAGAACTCCACGACCATCGTCCCCGAGACGCTGACGGACGCTGAGCGCTCCCTGCTCATCGACCAGTCCCCGTTCTTCGCGTTTGAGATTGACGACGTGGACATGGCGCAGGTGCAGAACGGCGGCGGTCTTATGACAGAGGCCGCAATGGAATCTGCCTATGGACTGGCAGACGACGCCGACCTGTACGTTGCAGGTCTCTACGCCGCCGCTGACGCGGCGAACAAGATCAGCACGACCGCGATCACCACGCCAGCCCTCGCGGTCACCGGCCTGGTGAATCTCAAGGTCAAGCTCGACAACGCCAACGCGCCCCAGCAGGGCCGCTACGCCATCGTGCCGCCTTGGTACCACGGCCTGCTCTTGCAGTCCCCCTCGTTCATCTCGGTTGCGGACTCTGGCACCTCAGAGGCGTTGCGCAACGGTGTTGTTGGTCGTGCGTTCGGCCTCGACATCATGGTGTCGAACAACGTGACGAACGTCACCGGCGACGACTACCTCGTGTGCGCTGGCTACACCGGCGCCATCACGTTCGCGTCGCAGATCAACAAGGTCGAGGCGTACCGCCCCGAGGACTCATTCTCGGACGCGATGAAGGGCCTCAACCTGTACGGCGCGAAGCTTGTGCGCCCGTCCGGCATCGCAACCCTCACGGCGTCGATCACCTGATTCGCCGGGGCCGGGCCGTGAGGCCCGGCCCCTCCCCACCTCAAGTCTTGAAGGAGACAGATCATGGCCGATACCGCCATCACTGGGACCGCACTCTCGCTCAATTCCGCGACCGCCAACCCCGCAGGGACGGCAATCGTTCACGCAAACACCCACGTCATTACCCCAACCGGGGCGTCGTCCAAGCTGGCGATTCGCCTGACGAACACAGCCGCCTCCGAGAAGGTGATGACCATTCTCGCGGGCGACAATCCGCCTGCTGACGCGGCTGGCCAGGGTGACCTGGCAATCACGTTCGCGGCGGGCGACTCGACGCCTGTCGTCAAGTGGGTCGTCATTGAGTCGGCTCGCTTCATCCAGAACAACGGCACCATCCGCATCGATGTCGCCGCGTCGACGACCGGCAACATCGCCGCTATCGAGCTCCCGTAGGGACCCCTGATGGCACTGAGCAATCTCGCAGTAGCGGCTGACCTGACCGCGCGTGGCATCATTCCGTCCACAACGGACTTGCGTGATGCCATGCTCGCGTCAGCGTCGGCGGCTATTCGTGACGCCGCCTGGTGCTCAATCACTCAGACCACCGGGACCATCGCCATCCAAGGCGATTCGTCCCGGTGGCTGAGGTTGCCTGGATACGCGGTGTCGGCCGTCTCGGCGGTCACCATTGAGGACGAGGCGATCACCGACTACACGCTCAATCAGGGCGCGCTGTACAGGGGACTTGGATGGGGCAACGATTACGCGCCGACGTTCATCGCGGTCACCTACACACAGGGGCTCGCTGATGTCCCTGCCGACATTGTGGACCTTACGTGCTCGCTAGTCGCGGCAGGTGTCGCGCGTGCCGCCGATGGGTACGACCCACAGCGCGGAGTCTCCTCTGAGCGCCTGGACGACTACCAGCGTTCGTTCACTCGTGGCGCTGACGAGGTTGTGGCCCCGATGGAACTTCCGCCTGCAACCCGCTCATGGCTCGCGGGTCGCTTCGGCGCTGGCAGTCACGTCGCTAAGGGGCTGGCGTGAGCCTCGCTAGCACACTCGCAGCAGGCCGTCGCGCAGCCGAGCGCGCCATGACCGACACGTGGACCGTCACTCGCGCTGGCACTGGCGCGTGGAATGGCGAGGCGGGCAACTACGGCGGCGTCCCCACCACCGTCTACACCGGCGTCGGCAAACTCCAATCTTTCGAGTCCTACGAACAGTCGCCTACGGTCGCAGGACACGGCGCGACGGTCATGCGCCCGGTTCTTCACCTGCCCGTCAACGATGCCAGTGCCGCCATCCGCGTGGATGACGTGGCGACGCGGACCGCCTGCCCCACTGACACCGCCCTAGTGGGCACTGTCGTCACTATCAAGGGCGCTCCGTCCGGCAATAAGACTGCCGCGACTGCGCGCCGATTCCCCGTCGAGGAGGCTATCGCCTGATGAACGCATCAATGGCCGACACCTCCGAGTTGCGGGGATTGTCTCGTGACCTGCGCGCGATTCCCGAGTCGTTGGCTCGCCACGCGCTTCCCGTGGTCATCAAAGGTGCGGTGAACATCAAGGAGACGATGCGCGCGGACATGGCGAAGTCGAGCCATTTCAAGGGCGCTGTCCCCGCCATCGACTTCGACATCGAACAGTCCAGTTCGGGCGGCACCGGCACTTATGAGGCGATTATTGGACCCAAAGTGGGGGCCGGTGAGTCCGGCGGTCACGCGGGCATCGCATATGGCGTTGGGGTCTTCGGCGGAGCCCGTGGCGGCGGCTCGGTTCGAGACCCACAGGCCGCCCTCGATGAGGAGCGACCCAAGTTC